ATATACAAAGCAAGCGAGTATTTGAAGCGTGCTAAGTATTCGAGCAAGTCATACGGAATCACGGTGCCAGAGGACAATTACATATTCAGGGTTGATAATGCAGAGTTCAATATCGAATTAATCAATAGGGCATTGGAGCCTGCAAAATGAATGACGAGAAGATAAAAGCGATGATTCTTGAATACATTCCAGAAAGCTTTTTAGTTGGAATCGTAGAAGTGAACACCAACAAAGGTGTTGCATATATCGCACAGCTTAATCGTTCGTTGTGTTTAGGTGCTCCATTAGTGGTAATTGTTCGCAATGGCACAGCACGATACGCACGCAGAGACGAAGCGTTGCAAATTGTTGAGCTAGCACGAGAAAATGAATTGATCAATCCAGAGTTCTACGTTTAACGGTAGAGCATAACCAAGGAATCAAGCCATCCGCACGGGTGGCTTTTTTCATGCCGTCCACTTCGGGCGGCTTTTTTACTAATCGCCCTGCACAGGGCAAAGGAGAGTTGCACAACTCAGAAAGGCGGTTGCAATGGCCGACGAAAAGAAGGTGGACGAATCTAGCGACAATCCTGCACAGGACGAGTCGAAGGATTACAAAGCGATGTACGAGCAGGCTATCAGCGAATCCCGCAAGTGGGAAAACCGCTCGAAAGCCAACGCCGAGAAAGCCAAGAAGTACGACGAGATGGAAGAAGCAAACAAGACGCTCGAAGAGCGTGTGGCAACCATCGAAGCGGCTAACAAAGCGCTGGAAGATGAGAAAACCCGCGCAGGACTTGTTAAGTCCGTCTCAAAGGCAACGGGTGTGCCTGAATCCATCGTGTCCACGCTGTCTGCTACAGACGAAGAAACGATGACGGCTCAAGCTAAGGCAATTGCCGAAAACTACAAAACACCAGGCGGCGCACCTAATGCGCCCGAAACTGGAAAATTCGCCCACGGCGACGAAAAAGCCGTGGACGAGAAGCGCGCTTTTGTGCGCGACCTGATGAAGCTGACAAACAACAACTAAGGAGCATGAAACATGGCACTTCAGACTAGCGGTATTGTTCTCCCGCGCTCTGTAGCACTTGAGATTACCCAAAAAGCTAAGGATTCTTCGACCATCGCTGCGCTTTCCCCGCGTAAGCCAAAGATTTTCGAAGATGAAACCTACCTTGTTTTCAACGGCGCTTCCGAAGCCGAGGTAATCGCCGAAGGCGCTCAGAAGTCCGCTTACAACCAGACCGTTACGCCGGTTGTCGGCACCAAGTTCACGGTTCAGACCACGACCCGCGTATCCAATCAGCTCATGTGGGCTGACGAGGATAACCAGCTTGAAATCATCGACGCAATCCAGGATGACCAGGCCGCAGCGCTTGGCCGTGCGCTTGATTACGTGGTTTACCACGCCGTCAACCCCAAGACTGGTACGGCGCTCGGCTCTGGTTTCACGGCGCTTTCGGCCACGGCTGCTAAGGCTTATCTGGGCGCAGCGTCGCTTGCTGCCGCAACGACGGCACAGAAGGTTAGCGCGATTGACAACATGGTGAGCGCAGTTAACGACCTTTACGAGATTAACGGTCTTGCAATGGCTAAGTCGTTCGCTAACGCGCTGCGCACGCTTCGCAATGACAATTTCGAGCGCCTTTATCCCGAAATCCCGCTGAATCTCAACGTGGGCAATTTCGAAGGCATCCCCGCTGCCACGTCCGGCACCGTTAATGGCCGCGTGCTCGCTACTGCGTCCAACGTGCTCGCATTCCTCGGTGACTTCTCCGTTATCAATTGGGGCATGGTTCGCGACATTCGTGCTGAGGTCATCCCGTATGGCGACCCGGACGGCGCAGGCGATTTGAAGCGGCTTAACCAGGTCGCATACCGCACAGAAGCGGTTTACGCATACGCGGTTACTGACCCGGCTGCAATTTCCGTCCTGCTTGCCGCTGTCCAGCCTGCTTAATCATGGCTAAGGCAATTGTAAAAGTCGCTTTTACCGATAAGGAGAACATGACTGATGTTTATTACGTCGGTGACGTGTTCGAAGGTTCGGAGGAGCGCATTAACGAGCTGATCGCGAGCGGTCACGTCGAAATGCAAGCTGCACGCAGAAGGCGCAAGGCTACGACGGCTAAGGAGTAATCATGTTGTATTTCGCGACCGTTGATGACCTTCAAAACGGATGGCGCGAGCTAAATGCAGACGAATCGGCAATAGCTCAAACGCTCATCGAGCGTGCATCTGCTAAAATCTACGCATTGCTGAACAGCCACCATATAACCATCAACGTTAGCGACGAAATACAGATGGTTAACTTAACGGCGGTTACTTGCAATATGGTCAAGCGCGTGTTTAACGCGGCGGGTGACGGCGTGCAATCGATTTCGCAGGGAATCGGCGCTACTAACGCATCGTTGACGTTTCTAAACGCCGACGAATCGCTGTATCTGACTAAATCAGACCGCGAAACACTAGGGCTTACGGGCGGCATGAATGCATACCGTGCCGTCCACGCCCAGACTTGGGCAGACGAACAGCCGACGTTCGCAAATGGCGTGCCGATTAGTCCAGCGACATGGCAGGCGGTGAACAATGGCTAGTACAGGCAATTTCCCGCTAATCAACGATTACAGCTTGTGTAACCAGTCCGTCACTGTATACCACTACGACAACGGCGAAATAACGCGAACGGAGTACGAAAAGGCGTATTTCGAAGCGACCGAAAAGCAGGAGCTAGATCAGCGCGGCGAGTCTGGAAAGACCGAACATCTAATCGTTATCCCCGGCGATTCGCGGGACTTCTACGAGGGTGACAAGGTTTTTCTTGGCATCGGCGAGTATCCCGAAGGCGATGCGGCGCGATGGTGGCGCAATTTCATTCCCGCTAAGAATCGCGATGTTGTCGTAATTCGCAGCGTGTCGTTTAGGCGATGGCAAAACGCCGTCGTCCACGTCGAGATGAGGGGTTAGTTATGGCGCGTCGAAAACATGGATTTACCGTCAAGACGCGCCTACCTAACAGCATGCAGACGCGGCAGATTCTAGGGGTGGACCATCGCGGAGCGGTGCAGGATTTTGTTACCAACGAAATCATGAAGCGCATTGTCCCGTATATCCCAAAATTGAGCGGTGAGCTACGTGCGTCATTGCAGAAAGATTCATCTATCTTGCTTTCCGTTAAGTCGCGTTATGCGCGTGTCCAGTTTTTCGGCGTTACAAAGAGCGGAAGGCCGTTCAACTATTCGCCTTTGGGCGGCGCTAAAGCTGGTAGCCATTGGGACAGGCGGCTAGTTGCCGACGAGGGCAAACAAATCGTGGCCGCTGCTAACAAGTTCGTAAGGAGCCGCAGGAAATGAGCGACAACAACGCATTGCAGAAGATGCGCGACTTTATAGCGGAGTTTCCAAATTGGGATATCTTGTCGCAACTGACCATTGATTTCACCGACAACGTACCAGATTGCGCCGGACTGTTTCCAGGCGGCTTAATCGAGGTTCAGCGCCACGCCGACATTACAGGCGTTAAGTGGGTGGACAATCAATACAATTTCGTGCTCTATACGAACCTAGCGAAATCCCCCAACGAGGATGAGGGCGCGACGATTAATGCTGATTGGCTGATGGACTTCCAAGAATGGATGCAGGAACAGTCAATCACGGGAAATGCGCCCGTTTTCGGTGATCGTCCACGCGAAGAGCAGATTACCGCTCAAAACGGCGCGATTTACAGCGCAGATGACGAGGGAACTGCAATTTACGCAATTCAAATCGCCGTCAATTTTGTGAAAGAATTTTAAGACAATAAGGAGCTGTCAATATGGCTTTTAACACTCCATCTGGGCAGACAATCGCCCGTGAAAAGCTGAAACTGTATCTCAACACGGGTACTGGCACGACCGCTGTTTGGTCTGTGCTCGGCAAGCGCGTCGAAGATTCGAGCATGGAACTCGACTGGTCTGACGAGACCACGCAAGACATTCTCGGCAACACCTATTCGCAGATGAAGAAGCCTGTTATCACCCAGAGTTTTGACCCCTATTTGCTCGATTCCGAGGATGCGGCAATTTACAAAATCTGGGATTTGGCTATCAAGAACCAGGACGCACAAGCGCTCGCGAACATGGATTTGCTGCTCGTCCACTTCTACGAGGGCACCGAGGAATCGCCGTTTGCAGAGCGCTATCCATCTTCGATGATTATGCCCACTGGTCTTGGCGGCGAGGGCGGCGGCAATATCGAAATGCCGCTTGATGTGACGTTCGGCGGCGCACGTGTCACTGGCACGGCATCAATCAACACCAGCGGCGTTGTGACGTTTACGCCTGCTGCTTAAACCAATCAAGGGGGCATTTTATGAGCAAGGCGCTCAATTTCGATACTGGCATTGTTGACTACGAGGTAAACGGCGTTACGCATATTCGATTTAATCCTACTGACGTTGCATTTACCGAACGGCTTTACAACGCATTCATGGCGCTTGACGAGCGACAGGACGAGTTCGAGAAGCGCGTTCGCGAAATCGGCGAGGACAAAGACAAGATGTTCGCATATGCGAAAGAGCGCGATGCTGATATGCGAGTCATCATTGATGATCTATTCGGCGATGGCGTTGCAGATGCGTTGTTCCCGAATATGAATTGCTATGCGCTTGCCGACGGCATGCCGATTTGGATTAACTTTCTGTTCGCCGTGGCCGTCGAGATTCGCGATTCGTTCACGGAGGAACAGCGCAAGGCAGACCCGCGACTCCGCAAGTTCTCGGACAAAAACGAAGAGCTGCTAGCCAAATACCGAAAGGCTACCACTAAGAAATGAGCGCCTACGATTTGCCCACTAGCCTAGTCGTGAATGGCGTGGACTACGCTATACGGAGCGATTACCGCGCCATTCTTGACATTATGGGCGTTATGGCCGATTACGCGCAATCTAACGAAGATAGGGCGCTCGTTTCGCTCAATATCTTCTATAAGGATTACGAATCGTTGCCGCCACACGATTACGACGAAGCGATTGAACGCATGATTTGGTTCATAAACGGCGGCATGGAGCAGAAAAGCAACGAGAAAAAGCCAAAGCTGATGGATTGGCAGCAGGATTTTCCCGTCATTGTTCCGTCGATTAACCGCGTTTGCGGCTCGGACGTTCGAGCGGTCGAGTACATGCATTGGTGGACGTTTCTCGGCTACTACCAGGAAATCGGCGATTGCATGTTCGCGCAAATTGTCAGCATCAGGAAAAAGAAGCTGCAAGGTAAGAAGCTCGACAAGGCCGACCAAAAGTTTTATCGCGAGAACCACGATCTAATCGACCTCAAGCGCCACAAGGAAGATTTTGACGAAGAAGCTGAATTCGGCAAGTGGGCAACCGTTTAGAAAGGCGGTTAAAAATTGGCCGCAGATGGAAACATTACATTTTCGACGGCGCTTGACAATTCGGAACTTGAAAAGCAAATCAAGGAAACCGAAGCAAGCATCGAGCGCCTTAAAAAAGAAATCGAGCAACGCACGAACGACCGCAACGCGATTGCAGATGCCATGAAAGCCGCTGACGTGGCGATTTCAGAGACCGAAGCGAATATCGAAAAGCTGAAAGCGCGGTATGCAGAACTTAACAGCATGAAAGATTCTGGCGAGCTTGCGCCCGATTTAGCCGATGCTCGCATGGAAGTTGTCAGCCAGGAGCTAGACGCTCAGACGAGGAAGTACCACGAACAATTAGACGCTGGCGCTCAGATGGCCGAAATATGGAACAAGAACGAAGCCGACATTGCGAAGATGAACGGCCAGTTGTCCACGGCTACGGCGCGGTCGAAGCAGCTAGGCGCGGAATACGCGAAATCATACGGCACGGCAACATCGAATTTCGCAAAAGGTGTTGAATCCATGAACAAGCGTTTTGATGCGTTCATGGGCAAGATTACCAAGCGCGTTAAAAAGCTGTTCGTGTTTTCGTTCATTTTCGGTGCATTATCGTCGCTCAAAAATTACATCATGAGCAGCGTTCAAAGTTCGGAGCAATTCACGCAGGCTGCTACCAATCTAAAAGCTGTTCTAGCTGGTATCGCCACGCCGATTCTAAACGTCGTTATTCCCGCATTGACCGCTGTTGTAAACGTCATTTCAACGGTGCTCATCACGCTTGCGCGATTGGTCGATTCTATCTTCAAGACCAATTTTGTTGGCTCAATTCAAAACGCGCAATCTCAGGCGGCGGCGGCTGCTCAAGCCGAAGAAGCGCAAGAAGCCGCGACGGACGCAACGGACGCAGACACGAAAGCGACCAAGAAGAACGCGAAAGCCAAGAAAGAAGCGGCGCGGTGGCTAGCGGCGTTCGATGAGCTGAATCTGGCGCAGGCGAAAGAAAACAACGACGATGATTCGCCGCTTGATTCCGTAGGCGGCGCTGGTTCTCCCGGCGCGTCTGGCGCGTCCACGCCTACATGGGATGGCATCGACGTTGGAAAGATTGACGCGAAGCTGGCAGAAATCATGATTATTCTTGGCGCTGCCCTGCTAGCGGTGGGAGCTATCTTGTGCTTTAGTGGCGTTAACATCCCGCTCGGCTTGGCGCTCATGGTTGTCGGCGCTGCGCTGATATACACGGCGGTGCAAGAGCAATGGGACAAGCTGCCCCAGGAAGTCAGGGACGCGATAAACGCGGCGTTGATTATTACGGGCATCGTCTTGATTGTCCTTGGCGTTATCATCGCGTTCGCGACTGGCAATGTCCCGCTTGGCGTTGGCATGATCATAGCGGGTGCGCTGCTGCTGTGGACAGCTGTTGCGATTAACTGGGAATCGATGCCAGAGGAAGTCAAGAACGTCGTTACGGTGCTCATGGGCATACTCGGCGCGGCGCTGCTTGTCATTGGTATAATTCTTACGCTCTCTGGAGCTGGCGTTCCAATCGGCATTGCCTTAATCATCCTTGGCGCTGCAACGTTAGCAGGCGTTGCGGCGATTAACTGGGAGAGAATGCCCGAAGATATCAAGAAGGCCGTTACAACGATTATGGTAATTGTCGGCACGGCGCTATTGGTGCTCGGCGCAATCCTCACATTCACTGGTGCTAACATCCCGCTTGGCGTTGGCCTCATCGCAGCTGGAGCAATCGCGCTGGTGTCGGCGGCGGCGCTTAACTGGGAGAAGCTACCGCAGGAAACCAAGAACGCGATATCCGTAATCGCAGGAATCGTCGGCGCGGCGCTAATCGTGCTCGGCGTGATTCTGTGCATCACGGGCGTTGGCATCCCGTTCGGCATAGCGCTGATCCTCGCAGGCGTTGCGAGCATCATCACGGCTGCTGCTGTCAACTGGGACGCGATAGTGGACAAGGTCAAGGAAGTCTGGGCGAAAATCAAGGCGTTTTGGGACACACATATTTCGAAGGTGTTCACTAAGGAATTCTGGGCAGACAAGTTCAAGAGCCTTGTAAACGGCATGATTTCGATGCTCAACGAGGGATTGAACTCGTTTGGTGGGTTCATTAACGACTTGGGCGGTGGACTGTCCGATATCTTGGATTTCTTCGGTGTCGAAGGCTATCATTTCGAAATCGGCATGCCCCAGATACCGTATCTCGCGCAAGGCGCTGTAATCCCGCCTAATCGGCGATTCATGGCCGTGCTCGGCGACCAGAGCAACGGGCGAAATCTCGAAGCGCCTGAAAACCTAATCAGGCAGATTGTCCGCGAGGAATCGGGCAACGCTCAATTGTTGGCTGTTGTTGCTCAGATTTTGCAGGCCGTGCAGGACGGTCAGGTTATCCAGTGCGACGGGTATACGCTCGCAACTGTAGTTAACAAGCAAAATGCCATTAGTCGCAACGTTTTTGGAGTTGGTTAACATGCCGCAAATGATTCTGCAAATCGGTTCGCTCGACGTGACAACATACATCGCAACGGGCGGCTATAAATGGTCGCAAAATGATATCGACTCCCCGAACAGCGGACGCGATGACAACGGTAAGATGCGCCGTAAGGTGATAGCGCGTAAGGACAAGCTGGAAATTACGTGTCGGCGGCTATCTGCTGCTCAGGCTAGCGCACTCTTTAACGCGCTCAAGAAAAAGACCGTGACCGTAACTTACTATCTGCCAGAGGACAGAACACAGCGCACGTCCACGTTTTACAACTCGTCGCGATCAGTTGGTGTCGAACAAGAAATTAACGGCGTAGTGACCTATGACGAAATCGGCTTTAATCTCATTGAGGTTTAGACAATGATTAATAATGCCAATTGGGATGATGTGCTAGCGAACGAGGATGCGTATATTCATATTGATTTGATATGTAGCTTAAACCGCGCTGGTTTAGCGCAAAATGCCACAGTCTCCTTTACAAATGCCGATTTAGATAGCAGTGGGTTGATAATCGACAATCGCGGTTTTTCCGATTATTCGGTTGGAAACTTTAGCTCAACAATGATTAAGTTTTCAATTGTCGAACCAGATGCGCGGATATACATTATTCAGCCAAAAACAATAATCAACTTGCGTCTTTCTGTTCGACGGAGAAGCGACGATAGCACAATTACAGGATTTGTGAATGCTGGCAAGTTCATGATTCTAAGCGTCGAATCAACTAATAACAATTCGCTTGTAACAGTGACGGCATACGATGCAGTAAATGCAGTATTGAAAACACAACGATATATCTCAAGTTCACCCGCACAGCAGAGGTTTTCAAACGTTTTCTCGTGGGGTTCAGTGTCTATTGGTGGCATAAGTTTAACGATTCTAAGAGCGTTATCGGAAGATGCGCGAATGAATAGCTTGCTAATGGACGCAAGCAAACTTAGAAGCAAGAACAGAACATGGCATGAGGTGCTCTGCGCATTTCTCGCTGGCGCTGGCGTTAACGCCTTTTTGCATCGTGAAGGCTCTAACGAGTATTTGGCAATTTACGAATTGCAAAACATCTCAAGTATCACGGACGAGCCGCTAGGCTCAAGGGCAACCGCTGGGTCGCTTGTTTACGATTTGTCTAATAACTCAATTTCTGGATTAACGGCAAATGTTGAGAACGACGTATCGCAAACTTACGGTGGCGGCAATACGTTTGTCGTAAAACTGCTAGATGCAGCCATTGTCGATTCGTCCACCGCGCAGACCATTTACAACAATATTGGCAACGGCGGATCAAAGCGGTTTGATAACGTCGTTGCTAGCGACGTGGAGGTATCGCCGCTAATTGAGAACGGCGATGTTGTGTCAATCGAGCAATCAGACGGAACGTTTTTCAATTTCGCAATTTCTGGATACAGAAAAACGATTCGCGGTGGTAATTGCTGGTGTGAGTTGCTTTCTCCCAACAACGGGACAAATACGACTATGCTAACCGAACAAGGCACAACAGGATTAACGGAGGTTCAATATCCCGCGTTTACGCCAACGCCGATTTATGAGGGCGATAGATTTTTCAAAATCGAAAGAATTATACTGACAAGCGCAAGCACCATGCCGTTATGGATTCGGTTTCAGAATGGCGGAATTGGCGCATTTAGCTATACGTATACATCAACGAGCGGCGCATCTACAACCGTTACATCAGCTAATGCGGTTGTTCTATCGACCGATTACCCAGTAATTCACGATGAGTCAACGGGCGAATATTATGTCGAAAACGTAATATTTTTGATTACAACCAATTGGCGCACGAACGTTGCCGAAGTTACCAATATTGATATCGGCAGCTTGTCATCCAGCCGCTTGAAAATGTACAAAATCGCATAACCAACCAACAACTAAATAACGGGCGCATCATCAGCGTCCACGTACTAAGGGAGGCACAACGAATGCCCTTCAATCAGCACACGCGAAAGCAGGTGGTACCATGATCACATGGACAACGCCCACAATCCCGCTGATTATCACGGGCGGCAACATCCTAGGCGATGGCGTGCGCGTCGAAATCACGATTGCCCAGGACTGCCGGAGCGTGACCGTCGAGCCGATCAGCATGAGCGCAGAATCAGATGGCGTTCACTGCGAGATCGAGCTGACGCAGCTCCAATCGGGCGGCTTCCACGCGGGGGTCGTGCGCGTGCAGGCAAACGTGATTGACAGCAACGATTACAGAGCGGCGAGCACGTTTGCGGATGCGCTCGTTGGCAGCAACCTATTGCCGAAGGTGGTGAACTACGA